GAATTGAGGTTGTAATGATGGACATTTGGGATAGAACAATCGATTCTTACCAAAACAACGGTACAAAATGGAATATTCCTCATAGAGTTGTTTACACGGTTGCAATAAACATTCCGGTAGGAACTTTAGCAAGCGAGGATTTGGATAGCTTAGATGCTTTCTATGCACCATACGAAAAAGTAAACGTTATCGACGGTGTTTATTCACTTGATGCGAAACTTTTACAAGACTATTTAACTTGTGTGGCGTATTAATTTACGCCACATTTTAAAACAAAAATAAAATGGCAGATTGTACAGGAAAAATAGTGGCGAATTTCGTTTTAGATTGCGATAATTTACCAAGTGCGGGTTTAACTACCAATGCGGTTATCATTAATTATGATGATATTGACCGTTCGGCTTCAACTTTCGATGCCACAAATAGAGTAATTTGCACTAACCTTCAATTAAAGGCGGGTAAAACGGGTTATTTGTTCACAGGAGTTAAGCAATCAAACGGTAAAAATTGGGAGTTGGTACCTAAGGAAAATCTACCTGATAAATTTTTACATAGATTTTCAGGAACCATTTTCAATCCAAGTGCATCAAACAAACTACAAGCGGAAAACCTTGCATTAGGAGGGAAATATGTAGTAGTAGTTGAGCAACTATGGAAGGGAGAAGATAATGACGATGCTTTTGAAATGTTAGGCTTCCAGTCAGGATTGATTTTAACTGAAATGACAAACAGTTCAGCAGAAAATGACAATACTATTGTGTTGGCTTTAGCTTCTCAGGAAAACTTTGAAGAGGCGGGTGTACCTAAAAACGTTTTGGAAACGGATTATGCTACAACTAAAACCGCTTTCGATAACTTATTCATTCAGGCTTCAATCTAGTGAATTGGTGTGAAACAAATATTGATACTATTATCGGGGGCACAGCTCCCGATGGTGTATCTTATAAAAAGATGTTTCTTAGTGATTACGCTAAGGAATTTAAACAGACTAATTTAGGAACGTGTACTAATTGTATTGCGGACTATTTAACTAAATGGAAAATTAGAATGGCAACAAATGCAAATAATAGTCAATATAGACTAAAAGAAAAATATAACGGTATTCAGATTTCAGTAGGTTCAAATATCTTTTTGAACAACTCAAACATTACCGATGAATTAGCTCAGGAGCTAATCAAAAATAGAGGCAGTCACTTCTTTGACAAAATGCCGGAACCTATTGTTAACCTAACGGATGCACCGAAATTAAAACGCACCCGTACTAAAAAACAATAGCCAAAAATGAAACTTACAATTTTAAAAGATATTTATCAAAACCTCACGAATTTTGATAAGAAAAAGGAAATATTCTTTAATGGTGAAGATAATCTTTACCCGCAAAGAATGGACAGATTTATAAACAATTCTGTCACGGCTAAAACCGCTACTTCATTAATGATTCAGAGCCTACTTTTAAACGGGTTCGGTGATTCACTAGACAAAACCATTGTAAATAAATTTAAACGCATTACGCTTTATAATTTTGCGGATGATTTAGCAAATTCAAAAGTAAGACAAAGAGGGTCTTTTATTTGGGTTGGATGGAACGCAAATTATAAAATTGATTCCATTGAGTTATTGCCTTTTTATTCGTGTAGAGTTGAAAAAATGGATGCTGAGGGGCATATTGCTAAGATTCAATATTCTAGGCAGTGGGATGAAAAAGAACAACCTGATTTGGTTGTTTTTGACGTTTTTAATCCGGACTCGAAAGTAATTGAAAGCCAAGTTAAAAAAGCGGGTGGATGGCAGAAATACAAAGGACAAGTTATTTATGTTAATGACGATAGCGATTATATTTATCCGTTAAGTAGAATTGATGCTGTATCGAATGATTGCGACAACGAACATCAAGCTAGTATTTACAAAAATCAATTATTACGAAAAGGATTCTTTGGAAAAACATTAATTGTTACAAGACCATTAACGGAAAAGGATTTACCTAAAACTATTATTCGTGACGGTGTAGAGATTCGCAATAGAGAATATTACGAACAAGAAAGCGAAAGAGAGGAATTTAAAAACACGATTCAGGATTTTATCGGTGCTGAAAATGCGGGTGGAGCTTTGCACGTAGAATTAGAGTGGGATCATGAAAAGTTAGACGATGCAATTTTAATAAAAAACATCGAATCCAATTTAGATGACAAGATTTTTGCACACACTGAAAGCTCAACTAGAAAAAATATATTGATTGCTTTTAACAATTTGCCAAACGGATTAGTTGAACAATCGGAAGGGATTTTTAGCAATTCAGGAGAAGCAATTAAGGAAATGCAAAATCAGTATAAAAATAATTGTGCAAAGGAACGAAGTCAATTTATCGATTTGTTAAACGATATTTGGAAACGTATGGAAATTTACAACGGGCAAACACTAATTTTAATCGACAATGCTACAACAGAAATTAATAACACGGGAGCAAATACGACAGTATAAGCAGATTAGCCAAACGGTTAACGATGACCGATTGAATGATATTATTTTGCAAGTGCAAATCGATGAAATACGTCCTGTTTTAGGCGAGGAGTTATTCAATGCGGTTTTAGCAAGTCCGACAAGTTACACTGCTTTGTTAGATGGAGGAAACTATACTTTTAATAACGTGACTTATTCAAACTATGGCTTGCGTGCAGTTATTGCTTATTACGTCTATGCTTATTGGATGATGTTTGGCGACGTAACGAATACACCTTTCGGAACGGTTACTAAATTAAATCAATCCGTATCAGAGCCAACGGCATATCCAATTAAGCAATCATTATTCAAAGTAAACAAAAATAGTGCTTATAATATTTGGTTAAATGTTCAGGATTTTTTAGTTAGAACAAACGAGCCAAAGTTTAACAATTTATGTAATATAACAAAGACTAATTTTAGAATAAGAAAAATATCATGATAATTATAAACACGGTTAACAGTACTCGTTTTTCTTTAAACGGAATTGAATATTTTAAAAACTATATTTCAGAGGTTGCTGGAAGTGGAATAACTATTTATAATGCTTATGACCGAAAAGATGTAAAAGTTGATTTTGTAAATTTTGCGGAAATTGAATTAAATGGTACGGTTTATGGAAATGTAGGAGATTTACAAAGTGCTTTACTTCCTGTTATTTACACGAGGGCAAGTCTAGGTGATGGTAGTGGCTTTAACTTAACTGTTTACGAAACAGGCGAAACACCGATTGAGAATATAGATGAAATTGAATTTGATGGTGCAACGGTTACTGATGATGGTGGTGGTAAAATTACGGTTACTATTACTAACGATGGCGGTACTCCAACGCTTAAACAGGTTTTGGATAACAACCACGATTTAGTTGATGGCAATAACTTTCAGGGCACGGGTGCGGGGGATGGAAATACAGGAACGGAAGTAAATGCTTTTGGAACAGATGCTGGTACAGACAACACAGGGAACAATCAAAACGCTTTTGGTAATAGTGCAGGTTATGAAAATCAGGGAGAAAATCAAAATGCTTTAGGAGAAAGTGCAGGTCAAGAAAACACAGGTGCAAATCAAAACGCTTTTGGAGGTTCTGCAGGTTATCAAAACATAGGAGATTACCAAAACGCTTTTGGTGTAGGTGCAGGCTTTTTAAACACAGGGAACAATCAAAATGCTTTAGGTAGTAGTGCAGGTCAAGAAAACACAGGGAACAATCAAAATGCTTTTGGTAGTAGTGCTGGTGTAGACAACACAGCAACAAATCAAAACGCATTAGGTAGTAATGCAGGTAAAGACAACACAGGAAACAATCAAAACGCTTTAGGGGAAAATGCAGGTAAAAATAATAGCGGGAAAAGTCAAAATGCTTTTGGGTTTCAGGCGGGCCAAGACAATACGGGTGATGATGTAAATGCTTTTGGGTTTAAGGCGGGCGATGGAAACACTTTTAATAACGTTAATCTTTTTGGTGCTGGAGCACAAGCAGACGAAGATGGTCAAACGGTATTTTCGAAAGATGGTGCTATTATGGCACGTATATCAACTGCTGATTTAACTGAAACAAGGAAATATACTTTGCCTGATGCTGATGGTACATTAGCTCTTTTAGATGATATTCCTCCTGCAATAACAATCGATGCAAATCCTACCGATGGCAGTAGCAATGCGGTTAGTAGTAACGGTGTGTTTGATGCTTTGGCTTTAAAACCAAATCTAACTGTTAGCACTATTAATTTTGTTAGTTGTAAGACTTTACTACCCGTTACTCCTATTGCGGGAGCAGGTTCGGGGACTTGGGTAGAGGTTTATAAAAAACTTATTCCAGCGAATACAGTTGCCGATTTAAGCGAAGTATTGTTTGAGGCTATTGCTAAAAAAACAGGTTCGGCAGCAATTACTGTCTTAGGTATTTTAGCAAAATCAGGAAGTGACAATTTTGCAACTGCAATTGAAATAGGAAGTTCAGGGAATTGGGGAGCGACATCAAATCGTTTAAATATACGACGTGAATTTGTAAGACGTAGCACATCGATAGAGGGTATTACAACCGTTTTCAGCAACCCAACGGATGAGTTTAGTTCATTAACTGCAAACACATCAAATCAATTTAGTACTTATGCTATTGACTTTACTCAGGACACTTGGGTATATTTAGCGGTTAAAGGTAACGCATCCGACACGTTCCAAAAAACATTATTTGAAATGAAAATAACACCTAACTTATCATAATATGAAATTCAAATTTGTAAAATTAGACCTTATGGCAGTTGTAAATGATTTTAAAGAGTTTACATTTGCTAAGTTTTATTCGGAGCGTTATTACCTTCATTTTGGAGTGAACGCTTTGATTTGTGCCTTTGCTTTCTACCCTTTAGCCGTTGGATTCTTTGTAACGGTTTTAGCGGTTTTTAGAGAATGGTATTATGCAACCAAAAATAAAGATATTCCTTTTGATTGGGCTGATATTAGATGGACTGCTTATGGTTCTGTTTTTACCTTTTTAATTAAAACTTTAATTTCTTTGGTATGAATTTCAATTGGATAGAGATACTACTCGCAATAGGCGGAACGTCAGGATTGACAACTATTTTAACTTTGCAGATTCAAAGACGTAAAGGCAAGGCAGAAGCGGGGCAGGAGGAAGCAAAGGCACACCAAGAGGGTGTTAAGGCAAAGAAAGACCTAGCTGATTTAGAACGTGATATTTACACACGACTAATTGAAACGGTAAACGTAGAGTTAAAGAGTAGAGATGGTAAAATCAAAGATTTAGAAGACACGCAAAGGGATTTATACACTACAATCAAAATCCAAGACGATAATATTAAGCACTTGCAATCGGTTGTTAAAGATTATAAAGACACTTGCGATAATTGCCAGATAAGAATAGAGAAAAAAAAAGCTGTATAATATGAATAAAATAGCAATAGTAGTAGGACACGATTCCATTGAGCAAGGTGCATTTAGCAACCTATTAAAAAAATCAGAGTTTGCCTATTATTCAGAGGTTGTCAAATTACTTCCATTTGATATCTACTACCGTTCCACAAAAGGCGGTTATAAATCAAAGATGGAAGAATTAGCGAAACAGATAAATGGCAAAGGCTATACTTTAGTAATTGAATTGCATTTTAATTCTTTTAATGGGGTGGCGAATGGTTCGGAGGCACTTTATTTCATTGGTTCAAATATTGGTAAGAGATTTGCCGAAATATTAGCTGAGGGAGTTGCAAAGGAATATGGAAGCACTCGAAGAGGTGCAAAGGCAATTTCGCAAACGAATGACAGAGGTTATTGGTTTTTGAAACTAATGGATGCACCAGCAGTAATCTATGAGCCTTTTTTTGCGGATAACGTTGAGGCAATCAAATTTAAAGACATTAACCGTCATGCAAAACTTT